ATCTTTTACTTTATCGCCTCCTAGTGCAGTAACAGGGCAAGTTAGTGGCTCTGCGGGTTCTATCAAGATAACAGATGGTTCTGGGACTCATACAGTATCATAAAACATAAATAAATTAAAAGAAAGAAAGCTACCATGAAACTTATTACAGAAGTCGTTGAAGACATTCAATACCTTACAGAACAAAACGATGAAGGCGAAAAAAGCTATTATATCGAAGGTATCTTCATGCAAGCGGAGAAGCCTAATCGTAATGGTAGAATATATCCCAAATCAGTTTTAGAAAAAGAAGTAAATCGTTATAATAAAGAATATGTTATGAAAAATCGTGCATATGGCGAATTAGGGCATCCACAGGGACCTACCATCAATCTAGAAAGAATGTCACATCTTATCAAAGAAATCAAAGTCGATGGAAACAACTTTGTTGGTAAAGCAAAGATTATGGATAGCCCTTATGGAAATATTGTAAAAAATCTAATCAAAGAAGGTGCTTCACTCGGTGTTTCTTCAAGAGGTATGGGTTCTTTGAAGAGAAAGAATGGTATCAATGAAGTACAAAGAGATTTTTATCTTGCAACTGCGGCTGATATTGTTGCTGATCCTTCAGCGCCAGACGCTTTTGTAAATGGTATTATGGAGAACGTGGAGTGGATTTATGAAAATGGTGTATGGTCTCAAAAAGACCTAGAAAGCGCTAAAAAAGAAATTCATGAAACCTCAAAAGCAAACCTTGAAGATAAAAAAATACAAATCTTCGAGAATTTTATCAATAATCTAAAAATTCTATAATTTATAAATAAGAGTAAAGATATCTATAAGGAGTCTAAAATAATGCATGAAGAAAATTTAGAAGAACAGGAAACTGATCTAGAAGAAGCTAAAACAGCTTCTATGGGTGACGAATCAGAAGTTCCTGATCCTGCAACCACAGGTTCTTCAAAACGCTCTGCTGATAAAGATGGAGGCGAAAAGACTCCTATGAAGCAGGGTAATTCACCAAAGACAAAGGTTGGTATGATCACTGCTATGGTTGGCAAGATGCATAATATGAAGTCTTCAGAAATCAAGGCTGCATATGATGCAGTTGTTGGTACTTCAGAAACTTCTCGTCCGGCCGACCAGAGTGGCGGTGAAATGAATATTGTTATGCAAGGAAATTCAAAAATCAAAGAAGCACTCAATCCACTAGAAGCTGGTGACATTGATATTGAAGACGATATCAAGGCACTATTTTCATCGGATGAAAGTCTCTCTGAAGAATTCAAAAAGAAGGCTGCTACAATTTTTGAAGCTGCAATCATTACTACAGTGAATGAAGTTCTAGCAAGTATTTCCAAAACTGTCGAAACTACTCTTGAAGAAGAAAGTGTATCTCTCCGTGAAGGTATGGAAGAAAAGCTTGATAATTATCTTGACTATGTAGTTGAAGAGTGGATGAACGAAAATAGAGTTGCAATCGAAGGCGGCCTCCGTACCGAAATTGCAGAAGAATTCATGGGCACCATCAAAAAGGCTCTTGAAGAACATTATATTGAAGTTCCTGAAGATCGTGTAGATGTTCTAGAAGAACTTTCACAAAAAGTCGAAACTCTAGAAGAAACCGTCGATAAAGAAATTGAAAAGAATATCAAACTTCAAGAAGAAATTGAATCATATCAAAAAGAGTCTATTTTCACTGAAGTTTCTGAAGACCTTTCTCTAGCCGATAAAGAAAAGCTTCGCAATCTATCTACAAAGCTAAACTTTATCAATGAAGAAGATTATCAAGAAAAACTAGAAACTCTTAAGGAAAGTTATTTTTCAGATGATGATGATCTAGATTCTATCATCGATGAAGAAGAACCACTACAAGAAGAACTTCAAGTATCACGTATCGATCCAGCAATGGAAGCATACACTCGCAATATTTCTCGTTTTGCGGGAAATAGCAAAAAAACAAACGCAAAAGAGTAATTTTTATAAATAAAAGTAATACTGCATAAGGAGTAAATAAACAATGTTAGTCGAAGAGCTAATCAAAAAGTGGCAGCCAGTCCTAGAACATCCTGATCTAGATGAAATCAAGGACTCACGCCGTCGCGCAATTACCGCACAACTTCTTGAAAACCAGGAAGTAGCTGCACGCACAGGTGGTCTAGGCGATAGAGTTAGCCTAACCTCTCTTCTAGAAGCTGCACCAGTCAACGCAATGGGTGCTTCTAGCTCAACCGCTGGCGATGGCGCGGTAGATATTTACGATCCAGTTCTTATCTCTCTCGTTCGTCGCTCTATGCCAAATCTAATGACTTATGACGTTATGGGCGTACAGCCAATGACCGGTCCTGTCGGGCTTGTCTTCGCTATGCGTTCACGTTATACTTCACAGTCTGGCAAAGAAGCCCTATTCAATGAAGCAAACACTAACTTCTCTGCAACCGCTGCTGGTAACACCGCTCACCAGTCTGCAAACTCACAGTATAGTGTTTATACTTCAAGTGATCCAACTGCTGCTGGCTACGGCTTCCAGGAAGGTTTCTCAACCGCTTTCGGTGAAGCTCTTGGAGATGGCTCTGGTAACGCATTCCAGGAAATGGGTCTATCAGTCGAAAAGGTCAGTGTAACCGCTCGCGAGCGCGCACTAAAGGCAGAATACACTGTTGAACTTGCACAGGATCTAAAGGCAATTCACGGGCTAGACGCTGAAACCGAACTTGCTAACATGCTTTCGGCTGAACTTCTAGCAGAAATGAACCGCCATGCAATCCGTGCAATCAACGCAACCGCTTCTGCTGGTGCCCAAGATAACGTTACAACTGCTGGTACTTTCGACCTTGACGTTCATGCAAACGGTCGCTGGTCAGTAGAGCGCTTCAAAGGTCTTCTATTCCAGATTGATCGTGAAGCTAATGCTATCGCAAAAGCAACCCGGCGCGGAAAGGGTAACATCATGATTTGTTCTTCTGATGTTGCTTCCGCTCTAAGTGCTGCTGGCGAACTCGATTACACTCCAGCACTTTCAAACACTCTAAATGTAGACGATACCGGTAACACCTTCGCTGGTGTAACTCGCGGTAACATTCGCGTCTATATTGATCCATACTTCTCTAGTGCCGCTGGTAAGCAGTATCTAACAGTCGGATATAAAGGCTCTAACGCCTTCGATGCTGGCTTGTTCTACTGCCCATATGTACCACTACAGATGTTCCGCGCAATCGGCGAAAATAGCTTCCAGCCAAAGATCGCCTTCAAGACTCGTTACGGTATGGTCGCAAACCCATTTGCAACTACCGCCGCTGACGGTGCAGTCTCTAGCGCTAAGAAGAATATCTATTATCGCCTTGTAGGTGTTGCAAATCTAATGTAAGATGAACAATTAAGTTTTATCCTGCATAAATAAATACTCCCAGAAGAAAACTTTTGGGAGTATTTTTTTACAATCAAAAGAGTGATGATAAATCACCGAAAACTAAAAAGAGTCTTTACGGGCTCTTTTTTTTATACATATTTTTCATTTCAAGATATTCGCTCGGAAATCCCACACTTTTATCCAAATAAGTGCAGGCTGTCTCTAAAGCCCATTCAGGATTTCTAGCCATATAAGATTTCACACTAGAAGGATTTTTTTTCATATCTTTCGCATAATCTACAATAGCATACCGATATACGGAAGATTTAAAATACATGTTATCTCCTAGATATAAATAGTGACACTAGATATATTTAGAAAGTATAAAAATGGCAACTTCACCAACAAATAAAAATATGTTAGGTCAGACTGGTTTTAGATTAGTCTTTGATCGACTTCCAAACGTTACTTATTTCTCTCAATCTGCGGAATTGCCTGGAGCATCTTTAGGAACAATTCTAAAAAATACTCCACTTATCGACTATCCAATTCCAGGAGAAAAGTTGACATTTGATCCATTCAATGTTACATTTAGAGTAGACGAAGATATGTCTAACTATGTCGAACTTTTCGATTGGATGGTAGGCATTACTGGCGTTTCCTCTACAGAAGAAAGACGATTATATGAAGCTTCTTCTAGAAACCAATCGATATACTCAGATGCAACCTTGATGATTCTCACAAGCAAATATAATCCAAATCTTAGAATCAAATTCAAGAATATGTTCCCTGAATCTATCACAACTCTAAGATTCGATACAACCGCATCCGATATAGAATACCTAGAATGTACCGCAAATTTCAGATATATAAACTATACTATTGAGAGGGTATAATATATGAAAATTGAAGATATTATGGAAGAGTGGAAAAAAGATGCTAAAATTGACGAAATCAACCTAGACACCTCCAGCATAGATATTCCAAATCTTCACGCTAAATGGCTTGAAATTAGAACAAAAGCAAAATCAAAACTAATAAAACTCCAATACACTAAAAAGAAACTCACAAAAACTCTATATGAATACTATAGAGGAAATCTAAATAATCCCGACGATCTAAAAGAAATCGGGCGAGAACCACTTCTCAATAAACCTCTAAATTCAGAAACTACGATATATGTTGATGCAGACGATGAAATGATCAACATAAATCTCCGTATTGCAGCGCAAGAAGAAATCGTAGAGGTACTCACAGAAATTCTAAAAAGTATCAATAATCGCAATTGGGTAATCAAAGCGGCTGTAGACTATAGGAAACTAACTCATACATGATTGAAATCGTTCCATATAACGAAACTTACATTCAAATCAAAACAGATAAAGGCGTGGCTATGGAACTTAAGGAAGAATTCTCTTTCTTTGTTCCTGGATACCGTCATATGCCTAAATACAAGTTTACACCTTGGAACGGCAAAATATACTTGTTCAATGCTCATAAAAGAACGATTTATAAAGGTCTTCTAAGTCATGTGATAGACTATTTCGAAACTAACGATTATCAATATACGATAGATGAAAGTCTAATAGAAACAGAAGAAATCTCACTTTTCGAAGCAGGCAAATTCTGTCAGTCTCTAGACCTGCCTATGGACCCATACGATTATCAGGTAGACGCTTTCTGCCATGCTGTAAGAAATAATCGTGCTCTTTTCCTTTCTCCAACAAGTTCTGGTAAATCTTACATCATATATCTTATAACACGTTTCTATGAAGGGCGCAAGCTTATTATTGTACCTACCAAAGGTCTTATAAAACAAATGCACACAGACTTTCAACAATACTCTAAAGGTACTTATGAAGGTTTAGACCATGAAAAAAAATGGAAAGATGGTGTCATATCAGATTCTATAGTGACTACATGGCAATCTATATATAAACTACCACAAGAATTCTTCGATCAATTTGATGTAATTATTGGTGATGAAGCTCATCATTTCCAAGCAAATAGTCTTACAAGTATTCTTGAAAACTCTCCTAACTGTAAATATCGATTTGGCTTCACAGGAACTTTAGATGGAGCTAAAGCACATAAAATGGTTCTTGAAGGATTATTCGGAAAAGTCTATCAGACAACTACCACAAAAGAACTCATGGAAGATGGTAAAGTAGCAGAACTTTCTATCAAAATGATCAATCTAAAATATCCTGATAAGATACGACAAGCTCTAGCTAAAGCGAAATATCAAGACGAAATCAATTACATTATTTCCAGTAAAAAACGAAATAACTTCATAAAAAACTTGACATTATCACTAAAAGGTAATACACTATTACTATTTCAACGTGTAGAAGATCATGGAGAAAAACTATACGAAATTATAAAAGATGAAGCTACCAATCGTAAAGTCTTTTTTGTTTACGGCAAAACTAATGTAGACGCGAGAGAAGAAGTCAGAACAGTAGTAGAACAAGAAAAAGATGCTATCATCATTGCAAGTTATGGTGTGTTCTCTACTGGTATTTCCATCAAGTCTATCAATAATGTAATTTTTGCTAGTCCGTCAAAAAGTAGAATCAGAAATCTTCAATCTATTGGCAGAGGATTAAGAATTAGTGAGACTAAAACTAAATGTACTCTATACGATATTTCAGACGATTTCAAGTGGAAAACATGGATCAATCACACATTAAAACATATGCAGGAAAGATTCAAAATTTATAGCTCAGAAAAATTCAAAATAAAACTTTACAATGTAAAACTGAAATAGGAGAATAACTATGATGAATATTCACAATGACTTTTATAAAATTATAAAAACAAGTAATGGTTTTGTTATTGGTAAAGTTATTGCTACAAGTACTTCTGGCATTCTGATTCATAAACCACAATTTGTAAATTACAATGAAGAAGAAGAAATGGTTTATCTAACAGATGTATTTGAAGGTCTTTCTATAAGTACGGAATATTACTTGTCTTATTCACAAATTATCTTCAGTGGTTCACCTGATCCTCAATTGATTACAATGTATCAAACACACATAGGAGAAATCACTGAAGAAGAATATGAAGAGGAACAACAAGACAATAAAACATATCATTGAACAACCCTACATATAGAATGTAGCACCCTGTCAAGAGAAAGTCAAGCAAAAAATGAAAAAAAATCCAGAAAAAGTGAAAGAACATTATGTTGATAATAAAAAATTCTATGTAGAAATGATCCGATACCGAAACCAATATGATCATGCTATCGAAAATGGAACAGAAAAACCTAAAATGTCTGATTATGCTGGTTTAGCGATTTACAAGATTGCCAATCGATTAGCGAATAGCCCAAATTTTCGAAATTACACTTATCGCGATGAAATGATTGAAGATGGTATCGAAAACGCTATAGCTTACGCTCACAATTTTAATCCTGAAAAATATACGAATCCATTTGCTTATTTCACTCAAATAGTGTATTATGCTTTTTTAAGAAGAATAGCTAAGGAAGAAAAAAATCTTTACATAAAATATAAATCAATTGAAAAGTTCAACTTAGATAATGCTTTATCCGAAGAAGAGTTTGGAGAAACTATTACACAGAGTGAAAGTACTTTAGAGAAGATGAACTCCTTTATTGAAAGATATGAAGGAAAACATGGATTAAAAAAATAATAAATTAGGAGATATTTATTGAAGATAGCACTTATAACCGATACCCACTTCGGTGTTCGAAATGACAATCAAATATTTGCCGAATATTTTAGAAATTTTTATGAAACACAATTTTTTCCATATATCGACAAACACAATATCAAAACTATCATTCATCTTGGAGACCTAGTAGATCGACGCAAATATGTCAATTTTGTTACCTCCAATAATCTTTATGAAAACTTTATCAAACCTATTGAGGATAGACAGATTGACTTTCATTGTATTTTAGGTAATCATGATTTGTATTTCAAGAATACACTTTCTGTAAATGCTCTTAAAGAATTATACAGAAATAACAATTCTGTCAAGACTATTGATACACCTACTGAATTAGAATTTGATTCATTGAAAGTTTTATTAGTTCCTTGGATTTGTTCTGAGAACTATAATGAATGTTTAGAAAGTTTGAAGATCACACGTTCTGATATTGTTATGGGGCATTTTGAATTCAATGGATTTGAAATGCATAGAGGTTCTTTCTGTGAACATGGACTATCAATTGAACCGTTTGCAAAATTTGAGAAAGTATTTTCAGGTCATTTTCATCATAAATCAGAGAGAGGAAATATTCACTATCTGGGCTCTCCGTATGAAATGACTTGGAGTGACTATGATGATCCTAAAGGTTTTCACGTTTTCGATACTGACACTAGAGAAATAGAGTTTATACAGAATACTACAAGTATTTTTCATAAAATAGATTATTATGATTCAGAAATGAAGTTAGAAGATTTAGATGATATTGATTTTGAAATTTTCGAAAATTGTTATATCAAATTAGTTGTAAAGAATAAAACTAATCCCTATCTTTTTGATATGTTTGTCGAAAAAGTTGAAAAGGCTGGTGTTGCAAATCTGCAAATTGTTGAAAATTTATTTTATGTTGACAATGATGGTGATTCTGCTATACTAGATGAAGCTAAATCCACTCTAGATATTCTAGATGATTATATTTCTACAATTGAAACTAAAACTCCTAAAAAGAAAATCAAAAATCTATTTCACAATTTATATCAGGAAGCACTGAATAGCGAATGATTTTTTTCAAAACCATCCGATGGAAAAATTTACTTAGTACAGGAAATTCTTGGACTGAATTAGATTTTTCTAAAAACAAAAATACTCTTATTATGGGAGAAAATGGTGCTGGTAAATCTACTTTACTAGATGCACTTTCATACGTTCTGTATGGTAAAGCTTATCGAAATATTCGAAAGCCTCAGTTGATCAATAGTGTCAATCAAAAAGGTCTACTAGTAGAAATTGAATTCGAAACGGCTGGTAAAGAATATCTCGTCCGCCGAGGTATGAAACCTAACGTATTCGAAATTTATCAAAATGGAAATCTAATAGACCAAACAGCACGGTTGAAAGACAATCAAGACTATTTCGAACGCGATGTATTGAAAATGAATCACAAATCATTTTCACAGATTGTCATTCTAGGTTCTTCAACATTTATTCCATTCATGCAATTGACACCGGCCCAACGTCGAGAAGTCATTGAAGACCTTTTGGACCTTCAAATCTTTTCACGCATGAATGATGTTTTGAAAAAGAAAATTACTCAAAATAAAGATGATATCAAAGAACTAGAATATCAAATAAGATTGAATGAAGAAAAAATTGAACTTCAGAAAAAACATCTTCAAGAATTCGTTGCTAATAATAAAGCAATGATTGATCGAAAAAAAGAAAGAATTGAAGAGCTAAAAGGAAATATCAAGAATCTTTCTGAAAATGTCGAAAATCTTTCTAATGAAATCGAAATTTTATCTAAAAAGCTATTAGAAGTCGAAAAGCTGAATAAGAAGATGCAGAAATACGGTAGCGTCGAAAATCAACTTTTAGACAGTATGAGGAATGTAAAAAAGCGAGAGAAGTTTTTTCAGGAAAATTCTTCTTGTCCTACCTGTAAGCAAGATATTAGTGAGGAGTTGAAGACTGAAAAACTTTCTCAGGCGGTATCTAAGCAGGAAGAAATTCGAAAGGGTCTTGAAATCCTTGAAAATCAGAAAGATAATTTGAGAGATAAAATTGAAAGATTCAATGAAATTTCTTCACAGATTTCTTCAAAGAATATAGTATTGACTAAAATAAATCAAGAGATATATTCTAATAATCAGACCATTGAAAATCTTCGTGAAGAAATTGAAGAAGTCTCACAGGTTCATCCAGAAGACAATATCAGCGAATTGAAGAATGATAATGAAGTTCTTCAGAAACGAAAGACAGAACTAAATCAACTTCACAGCGTCTACAAATTAGGCAGTGAAATGTTGAAAGATAGTGGTATCAAATCTAGAATTATCAAACAATATGTTCCTATCATGAATAAGTTGATCAACCACTATCTAAGTCAGTTAGGTTTTTTCGTACAATTTGAATTAGATGAAAACTTCACTGAAACTATCAAATCCAGATATCTTGATGAATTCTCTTATGACTCATTCTCAGAAGGAGAAAAAAATCGTATAGATGTTGCATTGTTAGCAACTTGGAGAAAAATAGCTAAAATGAGAAATAGTGTAAGTACAAATCTTCTCATTATGGATGAAATTTTTGATGGTTCGTTAGATGAAACCGGAATTGAATGTCTTTTAGGGCTCTTTGATGAATCTTTCGAAGATAGTAACATTTTTATCATTACTCACAAAAAAGAAAGTTATGATAGATTTGAAAATAAAATAATATTCCAGAAAAAAGGTAATTTTTCGGTGATGATCTGAGTCTATATAAAAGATGTCACAAAGGAGTAATAAAGTGATAAATGTACCATTCAATCGTTGGCTAGGATTCATGTTTTTGAACTTAGTAGGGCTAGGAATTCTTTATTCGCATGGAGTCTTTGGTCTTATCTTAGCCGCAGATATTACCTTTCTTTCATGGATAATTATGTTAGTTTATCTACTCACTTCTTTAAGTATTGGAAGAAAGACTTATAATTATTCTTTTGGAAAATTGAAAGGTATTCCTATGAATACTAATGTTCAATGGTTTGTGAGGGATGAATTGGCTAATGTCGGTTTGATTGGAACTATCATAGGTCTTATGCTTATTTTAGGACCAGCTTTTGCAGCGATTGATCCTTCATTAGCTAGTAGTATCACGGAAGCTCTTTCATACATTTCTTTAGGTGTTGGTACTGCACTTTGGACTACTGTAACTGCACTTGTAAGTTCTGTCCTTCTCGGCTTTCAATTAGTCAATCTTGAAAGAGCACAAAAGAGTATGTAATGTCTTATCTAAATCGTAGAAGAAAGTCAAATTCATTTACAGACTTTCTATTCAATATCCTTCTAGTCTTCTTGGTCATGTTAGCAATTCTTCTTATGCTACCTAAAAAACCACAAGAAGCGGAAGGTGATATTCAAGTGAAAGCTGAATATCTAATTATTTTAACTTGGGATGAAGCTTCGACAGTCGATTTAGACCTTTGGATCAAATTACCATCAGATAGAATTATCTTTTTCAAACAAAAAAGTGGTCAAGGGATTCGATTAGAGCGTGATGATTTAGGCTCTACGAGTGACATGGTAGGATCAATAGTGGTTCCTATCAATGAAGAAATAGCGACAATTCGTGGTACTAGACCTGGTGAATATATTATCAATGCACATGTTTATGGAAATTCAGGTAACCCTATGTCTGAGTTGAGAGCATCTTTGAGAATTGTACAGTTGAATCCGTATTTTGAAACTTTCAAAAGCTCTCATTTATTTACTGAAATTGGGGAAGAACATACTTTCGTTCGAATAATCATTGATGATAAAGGAAAAGTGATCGAGACAGATACAGAATATTTTCAAAAACTAACAACAGGTGCTTTGTAATGGAAATAATTATGATTATAGGAAGTGTTATATTCATCACACTAATTTTAGCTTTATCACTCAAACTTCGACCAATTCTCTATACCTTTCTCGGAATTTATACAATAGGATTCTTTACTTTCTCATTAGTATTTTATGAAAGTGTCAAAGGATATCCTACAGTTGATAGTATTCCTCTTGACAATGAACCAGTTGTAGTGTATGCTACTCATAATGATGATTATATCTTTTATTGGCTTTTAGAGAATAATCAATCAGAACCAAGAGCGTACAAAGTTCCTTTCACTGAAGAAGAAAAAAAGACCATGCACAAAGTCAATCAATCTATCAAAAAAGGTAAGAAGGTTGTTGTGACTAAAAGAAAAAATGGCGATGAAGATAGTGGAAGAATTTTCAAAGAAATTGATGTAAGTAAAATGTATAAAAAGGAGTGAATTATGCTTAGTAGTGTTGATTACATGCTTATGATGTCCCTAGTTGAGGAGCTAACGCATGTAAGAATCAAGATTGATGAACATGAAGACTTGTTTGGTCCCGCTATTCCTGAGTTACAAACTCTATATATTATCGAGGCGTACTTGTCTGGGCGTATTAAAGAATTGAAAGGTAATTAATGATTTTGATTTGTACCGGTGGACGCGACTACGATGAACATAAGATGGTCGATAGAGTTCTTACCAATGCTTTAAAGATTTATGGAGACTGGTTTGAAGTCTTCGTAGGAGATGCTAAAGGTGCCGATGAACTTGTCCGAAAATGGTGTAAAGATTATAATGTCAAATGCACCGTTTTCAAAGCACAATGGGACAAACATGGCAATCCCGCAGGACCTATCCGAAATCAAATAATGGTTGATGCAGCACTTCATATCGCTGATAAAGTTGCTGGAGTTGCCTTTCCCGGTAGTAAAGGCACTGCTCATTGTCGAGATTATATGAAATCACAAAACATAAAGGTGCATGTTGTAAATGAATGATTTAAAAGAAATTTTGATTGAACGTATGAAGACTACCAAGACTTTTGGAGCATATGATAAAGAGACGAATTCGTTTGTTATCGGGCATCCAGACGATCCAGACAATGCATTATTCATTCAAGGCGCTAAGATTGTAGGATTTGGCGATCCCATTCTTTTAGAAGAAGTTGATTGTGATACTCGATTTACAGTCAAAGTAAAACGCCCTAAATGGATTCGTGCGCGTGTGCGTAATGCAGATGGAGAAGTCAACACAGTAAGATATGATGGTTTTACAGCAAGATTCTTCCAGCAAATGGTAGATAAACTTGCCGGTATTGATTCGCGAAGAAAAGCTAATAGATTTCATGTTGAACAAGCTGAAAGGAAAATGAAAAAGAATGCTAGATGATATTGATTATAAAGACTTTGTATACAACATTTCAAGCTCTGTAACAAAAGACTCTATTGCAAATTTGAAGGAACGGTTGAGTAGTTTAGAAGAACAATGTAGAGGTTTGAATAAATTTCCTAGAGAAACAAATTTTGTTCCACATCTTTTGACAGCCGCTTTAGGGCTTTCGGGTGAGACTGGTGAATTCAACGATCATGTAAAGAAGTTGATTTTTCATAATAAAGAGTTGACAGAAGAGCGCCGTGATGCTATGATTAAGGAATTAGGTGATGTGATGTGGTACGTTATGCAGGCTTGTATTGCTCTTGATGTTGATCTATATAAAGTTGTGGAGTTGAATGAAGCGAAACTCCGTGCTAGACATAATGGCGAAGAATTTACGGAGAATTACAAATCTTCATGACGCATTATAGAACTATAGCAATTAGTGATATACATTTAGGCACACGAGGATGTAAAGCGGATGCACTTTGCTCTTTTTTGAAAAACCATACTTGTGATAATCTTTTCTTGGTAGGAGATATTATCGATGGCTGGAGATTAAAAAAAAGATGGTATTTTCCTCAAAGTCATATGAATGTGATTAGAAGAGTACTAACTGCTGCTAAAAGAGATACTAAAGTATATTATATTTTAGGCAATCATGATGAAGTTTTTAGAAAGTTTTTGAATTATGATCTTACTATTGGTAGAATAAAGATATTAAATCATTATGATTATTTGGCAAAAAATGGTAAAAAATATCTTGTAGTTCATGGAGATATGTTTGATAGTCTTATGATGCCCAATAAAAAGTGGTTAATGTATACTGGTGATATTTTATATAATTTTCTTATTTTCTTGAACACGCACTTTAATAAAATTAGAGGAATTTTAGGATTACAATACTGGAGTGTCTCTAAATTTCTGAAGAGTAAAACAAAATCTGCTTTAAACTATATAAATTCTTTTGAGAAAAAAGTTTCTATTTATTGTCATAGAAAAGGATATGATGGGGTTATATGTGGTCATATTCATACGGCGGTGATAAAAGAGCTTGATGGTATAGAATATATGAATGATGGAGATTGGGTAGAATCTTGTTCTGCTTTAGTTGAACATGTAGACGGCAGATGGGAAATATTATTTTATGAAGGAATAGAAAATGAAGAAACTAATAACGATTGTAATTCCCAGTAAAAACGAAGAAAAATATATTGGTTATCTTCTCGATGATTTATCTAAACAAGTTGAAGATACTAGAATAATTATTGCGGATTCTAGTTCGGACAAAACAAGGTCTATAATAGAACAGAAACGACTTCAACACAATCTAAACATTGAAGTTATATCCGGTGGTCCTGTAAGCCAAGCTAAAAATAATGGAGCTAAATTAGTTACCACCCCATATATTTTATTCATTGATGCTGATGTGAGATTTTTCAATAATAAAGAAATTATTGAATCGATAAAATATTTTGAGAACCATAATTTAGACTTGCTAGGACTATACATAAAATGTTATGATAATGATATTCGTACAAAGATAGGATTTACGATTTTCAATTTTTGTAATTGGATCATGCAACATTTTGTGCCATTCGCAGTTGGTGCATTTATGTTAGTTCGAAAAGACAAATTTGATAAACTCGGTGGTTTCCCGTGTAAATATCAAACAAGTGAAGATTTTTTTCTTTCAAAACAGTTTGATCCTAAAAAATTCAAACTCTTGAAATATCATTTCGGTCAAGATAGCCGTCGATTTCGAAAAATGGGTTATTTTGGCATGGCAAAATATCTTATAAAAAATTTCTTAAATAGAAATAATGAAAAGTATTGGGATAAAATAGACTATTCTAACTATTGGGATTAATATAATATGCTACCAGGCTTAGAACATTCTAAAGAAGATCAAGCAAAAATCGTTAGGGCACAGAAACACGAACAAGACCTAAAGAAAAAGGTCTCGCAAGATATCTATGTTTCCTTCAGAAATGAAAGTGATATCAATGATTTTGCTAAAATTATTGGTGTTTCAATCACTCCGAAGACTAAGATTATTGACTTTCCTGTCAAAAATCTAGTTTCTGGTGAAGCATCTTCAACTATCTTTTCGAAGACTGAAAAGAAACCTCGGAAGAAAAAGTGGCAAAAATTTTGGCAAGGTATGCCAGAATTCGTTCAAGAGAATAATTCACCTTTCTTTCAATTGAAAATTCGTTTGCGAGATTCTAAAGACTTAGCGCTATTTCGTGATACTGTTGGTCAGAAACATATCAATGAGAAGACTAAATCGATTTGGCATCCTAAACTAGATGTTGACGCGAACTATAAGAAGCGATGGGTTATTACAGATTTCGAGAATGAGAAGATGCCAAAATATCCTCTTTACATCGTGTCTAAGGTCGATATGAAAGAAATATTCGAGCAACGGCAAATTCTCTAGAAAGAATGCGAGTCCCTTTCTTCATGGTGGTTGAAGAACATGAAGTTGAAAAATATAAAGAAACCGCAGATCCTCGATATTGTACTGTAATTACTCTTGACAATCGGTATAAAGAAGAGTATGATACATGTGATAATGAAGGCTATACTAATCCAAGAGTAGGACCTGGTGCTGCTAGAAACTTCGCATGGGATCATGCCAAAAATAACGGTCATACCAGATACTGGGTTTTTGATGATAACATTCATGATTTCTATCGTCTCCATGAAAATCAAAGAATTCGTGTAGAGACTGGGAGTTTCTTTCGCGCCTGCGAAGATTTTATAGATAGATATAAAAACATTCCTGTCTCTGGATTACAATACCGATTTTTCATTGCTCCAAACAGTGAGTATCCTCCATATGTAATGAATACTCGTATCTATTCGGCACTTCTAATCGATACTAGTATGGAACAATATAAGTGGCGAGGAAGATACAATGAAGATACTGATCTTTCCTTGAGAGTCCTCAAAGATGGATTATGCACCTGCCAATTCAACTTTTTTCTACAGGGAAAAGCTGCTACTCAAACCACAAAGGGTGGCAATACCGACGAATTCTATGCAGTCGAAGATCAAGAAGATGAAGTCCTTCATGGCACCAGTAACAAGTCCGATATGCTAATAACTATGGGACATGAAGATGTTTCTAGAAATGTCTGGAAATATGGCAGATGGCACCATTATGTTGATTATTTACCATTCAAAGACAATCAACCAATCTTGAAAGACAATATTGACATTCCAGAAGGGATAGATAACTATGGTGTAAGTTTTATTGGTAATTATGGAGATTGATATGAATATTTTACCATTCGAGGAAGATTATATTATAAGTGACAAAATGATCCCTTTTCGCCAGAAAAGTATCGTTGAAGTAGCCGACGAGATTGAAGAACAATGGGAAAATAATGGCAATTTTTACATTGATGTGAATTGGAATACGAAAGGTGGATTCAAGACTATTTCTGAAAGAACGGGAAAGACAGTATCTTTTCATGGTGTTCCTGGAATTTATGCTTTCTACAAAGAAGGTAGAATTGTGTATATTGGATGTACTACACGATCTATCGGCACTAGAATTTCAAGATATATAAAAGAAGTAAGGTTTCTCAGTGGTAAGCGAGAAAGTCATCCTGGAGGCCATAAACATAGATTACACTATAAAAAAGACAACCTTTCCAACATGCATATGATTTTTACGGAAGATCATTCAAGTCTTTTGAATTTAGAAAAATATGAGAAAGAGTTGATTAGGAGACGCAGACCTTTATTTAATGAGGAGAAATAATGGATACAGAAATTACTGTTGAAGAACTAAGAAAAAGAAAAATCTTTGTCGCTACTCCAATGTATGGCGCGATGTGTACGGGGCAATATGCAAAGTCTAGTATCGATCTAGGTATGCTTGCAAGCAAATATGGAGTGGAAGTTAGCTTCTACTATCTTTTCAATGAATCGTTGATTACTCGTGCAAGAAACTATCTAGCCGACGAATTTCTTAGGTCTGGATGTACACACTTAATGTTTATTGATGCCGATATTGGATTTGATCCAAATGATGTATTGGCACTAGCAGCTCTTGCCGATCCAAACTCAGATAAAGATATTCTTTGTGGACCATATCCTAAAAAGACTATCGCATGGGAAAAGGTCAAAGATGCTGTAGATAAAGGGTTTGCCGACCAGGATCCTAATGTGCTTGAAAACTTTGTGGGTGACTTCGTTTTCAACTTCGCTCCAGAAACTTCAAATAGTTCAGAAGGAGTCAGGATCGACAAACCAGCAGAAATTCTTGAAGGCGGCACGGGTTTCATGATGATCCAACGCCGTGTTTTAGAAAAGTTCATTAAAGAATATCCAGAACTGCAATTTAGACCTGATCATGTGAGAAGTAAAAATTTTGATGGTTCAAGAGAAATTACAGCATTCTTCGATACCGTAATTGATCCTGGGACTCGCCGATACCTTTCAGAAGACTATATGTTTTCTCAATATGCGAGAAAAATTGGCTTCAAGATTTGGCTATGCCCATGGATGCGAATGAGTCATCTCGGCGCATACAATTTCTCTGGTTCACTTGCACATCTTGCACAAGTAGGAGCTAATCCAACCGCAGACCCATCAAAAATCAAAGTAAGATAACAGTTGACAAAGCTGTTATCTCATTATATAATCTAACATTATTATAAACCTTTGAGGAGATTGAAATACTATGAAACTAAGTAACCGTACGGTCGAAATTCTAAAGAACTATTCCGATATCAATATGTCTCTTTACATTGAGCCCGGAAATATTCTTAGAACCGTCAGCCCGTCTAAGACCATTCTAGCTTCAGCTACAGTCGAAGAAGAATTTGATAATGGTTTTGGAATTTATGACCTAAAAGAATTCCTAGGCGCGCTATCTCTTATTGAAAATCCCGAGGTAAGTCTAGGAGATTGTTCACTGACTATCTCCAGTGCTTCTTCAAGTCTTCAGTATCAATATGCCGCTAAGGAGTTGATTGTTACACCTCCGGCGAAGGACCTTCCTATTCCTGATAGTAATGTAAGTTTTCCTCTTCGAAGGGAGGCATTGAAGAAGGTAATGAATGCTGCAAGGACACTTTCTCTACCTAATGTGGTGGTCAAGGCTGGTGATGGTAAGATTTCATTACAAGCTTCGGATGTGAAGAATACACTTGGCAATGTCTATAATGAGATTGTAAGTGAAGAGTATGACGGACCAGAAATTGAAAGCGTCTTTAGTGTTGACAATATGCGTTTGATGATGTTAAACTTTGAGGTCACAATCGGTGATCGCTATGGTTCTTTTGTATCCGAAGAGAGTAGTGTAAATTACTTTATTGCAACCGAAGCTAGTAAGTGAGAAAATGATTACAGTAGATAATGAAAAGTTGTGGTGTGAAAAATATCGCCCACAAAGAATCAGTGATTGTATTCTTCCTCAAAGACTAAAGGATTCCTTTCAGGGTTATGTAGATTCGGGGCACATCCCCAATCTACTCCTGACAGGAGGTCCTGGTATGGGAAAGACCACTGTAGCACGCGCAATGCTTGAAGAGTTAGACGTTGATTATCTTATGATCAATGCATCCATGTATGGTAATATTGATACTCTCCGTACAGAAATTCAAAGATTTGCCAGTGCAATGTCTATGACAGGAGGTCAAAAGTATGTTCTTCTTGATGAAGCTGATTATCTAAATCCTAACTCCACCCAGCCAGCCCTTAGAAATTTCATGGAAGAATATTCATCCACTTGTGGATTTATTCTTACAGGAAACCTGAAGAATCGAATTATTCCGGCACTTCAATCGAGAACTGCTAATATCGATTTTCGAATTAGCAAGAAAGAACTTCCTACGATTGCTAAAGAATTCTTCAAGCGATCCACAGAAATTCTAAAGAATGAGGGTATTCAGTATGATAAGCAAGTTCTTCTAGAACTTATCAAAAAGTATCATCCTGATTGGAGAAAGACTATCAATGAACTTCAACGATATAGTGTATCTGGCACTATTGATGTTGGAATCCTTTCTGACCTTACTGACGATTCCTTCAAGTCTTTGGTAAAATATCTTTCTGAAAAGAATTTCACTGAAGTTAGAAAGTGGGTCGCTGAGAATAGTGATATTGACACGGAAACTCTATATCGTAAACTATATGATCATTCGGTAGCAAAGTTGAGCCCAAGTGATGTTGCACAGGTCGTTGTCGTTCTTGGCGAATATCAGTATAAAGCTGCTTTTGTCGCTAATTCTGAAATCAACAATGTGGCTTGTCTTGTCGAAATCATGGGAAGTGTAAGTTTCAAATGACACCATTCGATTATCTAAAAGAGATAAATGAGGATAAGAAAGACCTTATTCGAGATTCTGATAATCCTGAATTAGCAGAAAAAGAATATAATGCTTATATTATCAATAAAGGACTTTCTTTATTCGCAGATACCATCATGTTTGCTAATGAAATGAATAGACTTCATTGGCTTCCAGCAATTATGCAAAATGATTTTTATCTAAATATTATCAGGAAAAGAAAGAGGTTTTCCAAATGGCATAAGCCAAAGGAAGATTATAAACTTCAACTTATCTCCGAATATTATGACTATACTATGGAGAAAGCTAGAGAAGTGGTCGATCTTTTTTCAGATGAAGATATTGTAGAAATCGAGACTCGAATGGTCAAAGGCGGTCTCAATAAAAAGAAAAAGGATATTCAAAAATGATTGATGAAAATGAAATTATGAAAAAAATGGTTTGGGTACATCTAAAGAATCCAGACGATTTTCTGAAGATTCGTGAAACACTAACCCGAATTGGTGTAGCTTCAAAGAAAGATAAGAAACTTTATCAGTCTTGTCATATTCTTCATAAGAAGGGGCAATATGCAATTGTTCACTTCAAAGAACTTTTTGCTCTCGATGGTAAACCTTCAGATTTTTATGAGAATGAACAAGATATCGCCAGACGCAATACAATCGCAAATCTATTAGAACAGTGGGACCTCCTAACGATTGTAGATAGCTCTCAGACAGAAACTCCTATATCAAATATGAATCAAATCAAAATTATTCCATTCAAGGAAAAGAATGAATGGGAGCTGGTCCCAAAATACAATATAGGTTCTGCAAAAATCGCTTGACAAAAAACTCCTATATGCTAATGTGTCTATAGTGAGTTGTGAAAAGGCGAAAGGGAATTATCATGACAAAATCCGTCGAAGAAGCCACTAAGATTGCTGCTCGTTGTAAGGAACTAGGTTG